GGGAGGTGCTGGAGTGGACGAAACCGTCTTGGCCATCATGGAGGGCAATAAAATGCTGCCATTGATCATTATTAAGGATCGGGACGAAATGCGGACGGTGGGCAGGGTAATCCGTGAGCTGAGGGCATTCGGGGTAAGCCCCAAGCTGGTCTTTGCCGACAACGGCGGGATTGGATCTCCGATGATCAGGCGAATGGATGAACAGGGTTTCAGCGTAAATAGGATCAACTTCGGGTCTGCTGGGTCGGCTGGCTACCACAATAAGGCGGCTGAGATGCTGTTTAAGGCGGCTCGCCTGATTGAGGATAGGGGAGTGATCCTACCAAAGGACGACATCATGGATGGCCAGCTATGCACCCGCAGGTTCCACACGACATCAAGCGGTGACATTAAGCTGGAAAGCAAGGCCGACTATAAGCAGAGGACTGGTGGGAGCAGCCCAGACAGGGCGGATGCCGCAGCGGGAGCCATTTGGGCATATATCAAGACCAAGCCGAGCTTGACCCAGAACACAGTTGATGGTAGCCATATGCAGACGGATGTATTTGGAAATACTATACAAACTTTTGAGTCTGACCGTGGCGGCTTCGATGCTGGTGATTAAATGACCACCAAGGAGCTGTACGAGGCGTTTTGCGACGACCTGAAGAATCGAACAACTTGGGAGGATCGGCAGAAGGTCTGGTACACGATGTGCAACGGTGGGCTGCGCAGGAAGCGCAAGCCTTTCCCCAATGCGGCTGACCTGCACTACCCCTTGGCTCAGTCAATCATCAACAAGTTTGTTCCATTTTACATAAACCAGATCTACTCGGCTGAGAATCTGGCCAGCTTTATCCCCCGCAAGCCCCAGATGCAGCATTTGCGGTATGCCGCAGAAAGCTGGTTTAACTACCAGCTTCGTGAGCGCAGCAACTTTGAGGCGGAAATGCAGGTGTTCGTTGCCGCCATGCTGCGGTGCGGATTGTCATTCATGAAGGTTTTCTGGGATGAGGGCAAAAAATCCGTGCGGTTTGATGCCATCAATCCGATGTATGTGGTGTTCCCATACTACGCCAAGGACATGGATACCCTTGATCGCATCTGCCATGTGATGGAAATTTCCGAAGCCCAGTACAGGAGCAACCCTTCGTATAAACAAAACGACGATTTTATTAAGCGTATCACTGGGGATGGATCTTCAGCCAACGCTGGGATCAAGGCTTACAACCAGCACAAGCTGAGCAGGCAGGGACTTACCGAGGCCATTCGCAAGGACTCCATCATCATCTGGGAGTGCTACAGCAGGGATCCCAAGAGCGGGGTTATCACGGTTCACACCATCAGTCCTCAGGCTCCAGACGAGCCAATCAGGGAGAGCTTTGAGCTTCCGTATTCCCACGGAAAGTTTCCGTTTGTTCCGTGTATCCTTGAGCACACTCCAGACAAGGGGATGTATTCCAGCCGTGGCGTTTGCGAAACGGTTGCGGCTTTTGAGGCGGCACTCACAAAAACCATGAACGCCAAGGCGGATGCCATGAGCCTTTACAATGCCCCGATGTTTTCCAGCGATCAGGACATACCCAATGTGAACAATATCAAGTTCGGCACAGGGGTTCTCCTGCCGACTGGTGTTAAGCCAGTACTCATGCCGCAGCCACCGATCAGCTTTGATCAGGAGATGACCCAGATGCGGCAGGTGGCCGAGTATCTGGTGTCCATGCCTGATTTCGGGCTTACGCAGGGAAGGCTTGGAAGCTCCAAGCCACGCACGGCGACTGAAATCCAGAATATCGGTCAGCTTATGGGCGTAAATACCGACCTGCGGATCAAGCTCTTCAGGCTTGCCATGTCCCATATCTACAAGCAGGCGTACTCGATTTTGACGGAATTCGCCCACGATCAACTCCTTTACGAGTATCAGAATCAGTTTTCTCAGGTTCCGATGGAGGCCATCATGTTTGATTACGAAATCAAGCCGTCTGGGAGTGCTGACGGAGTGAATCGTGTCATGCAATACCAGAAGGCGTTGGTTCGCTTCCAGACCCTTCGTGGGGATCCCTTTGTCAACCAGCCAGAACTTCGCAGGGACTTGCTCGAGGTTGATGACCCGCACTTGGTCGGGCGAATGCTGATTGATCCGCAGGCCAAGAAACAAATGGATGCCGAGGAAGCTGGCTCCGAAAACCTTTTATTGGATCAGGGCTTTGCATCGGTGGCCGTGGAGCCAGCCGATGATCACGAGATTCACCTGCAGATTCACATGGATCGGCTGCAGCTTGCTGGCCAGCGTGGTCAGGAGTTGGCCGAGGACAGCGGTGCGGCATACACCAATCATATTCAGACCCACCTGCAATTCCTCATGCAGTCCAATCCAAACCTAGCCAAACAGATTGCGGCTCAGATTCAGTCTGCAATGGCCGCAAAGGCCAAGCAGGCATCGATAAGCCAAAATAGATTGGTGGCATGAGTGATCAGGACATATCGGACATCAGGGAGCGTTTGGCTCGGATGGAGGAGAGGCAACTGGCGATTCACTCGATGTTTCACCAGTCGCTTTCCAATTACGGTGATCTCGTCAATCGGGTTCACAGTCTTGAGAAACTCAAGGGGCACTTCTATCTGGCAGCGGCTGTGCTCGGAACTCTTGTCTCGATTGGTTGGGAGTTGATCAAGGTTTTCTTTGTCAGCAACAAGAATGCCTGAAATGAGCAGGGAAGATCAGGCGATTGCCGCCATCCAGTACCTGCACTCCGAGGGTTTCATTGAGCCGTTTTTGGACGATGACGGAGATCCGTGCATCAGGCTTACCGTGGATCTAAAGAAGGCAAGAAGGGCTGTAACAAGGATGATGAAGGGGCAGCCGCCAGAGGAACTCGACTGGTGGCAAAAAGCAGACAAAAACAGTTGACTGCATACGCAGTGGGTCTATAGGTAAAGACATGCCATCAAATCAGGAGCTTTACGATGCTGTGTGTAGGAAATCCGCAAAGCGGAATGACACCAATGTTACTGGCAGCGCAGCCGCAACCCTAATGGCGGCAAATTCCGCTAGGCTTGGTTTTACCATTCAAAATGCCGACACGGTGGACATTTATATCAGATTTTCAACTTCCAATCCATCCGCATCGAATCACGACCTAAGGCTGGCTGCGGGTCAGCTTTACAGCCAGATGGATAACATGGTTTACACTGGAGCTGTTACAGCTCTTCCTGTTTCAGCGACCACTTCAGGCGGCGTGCGCTGCAGTGAATTTATAGTTTCATGAACTGGCTAACTGAAAACTTCACAAATATCATGGCCGTTGTCGGTGCAGTCGTTGTGCTGGCACGGATCGTCGTGAAATTGACTCCGACCCCTGCGGACGACACGGTGCTTGAAAAAATCGTGTCAGTCCTCAAGACGCTCGGGCTTCATATCGACGATAAATGATTCGTCTCTTGGGTGCTCTGCTAGACCTGATCATCAGGTTGATGCCGACACCCAAGGATATTCGGGACAAGCAGGCAAGGGATAAGCGTGATGAACGCAAAAATCGCATTGGCCGCATTTTCACTGGGAGCGATGGCGTTCCTTGGTGGGTGCGCTAGTACATCAAATTTTAGCCCACCAGCGGACTCGGTAACATTTCTAACAAACGACTACCGCTTTAAGGCGGTCATGAACTCGGGAGACGATGTCAGGGGATGGGCTAAAGACACACTGGAGGTAATCAATGAGCTTCAGTACCAACTCGAACTGGAAAGAAACAAATGATCTCCAAGCAGAAAATAGAGGAGATTTACAAAGATATCCTGAAGGGTTTAGAGCCTTCCTTCGCCGCTCGGGTGGCTGCATGGAGGGATGCGGTTACTGCCTCAGGTGTGACTCCGTACATTTATTGCGGACGGAGAACACCAGCGGAGCAGGAGGAGCTTTATCGTCAGGGCAGGACGAAGTCTGGGAGGATTGTAACTAACGCCAGAGGATACCCCATACCACAATCATTCCATTGCTATGGAAGGGCTATAGACTGGGTGCCAGCCAAACAGGTTTCGGGAGGTAATTTCGAGGCCGATTGGGATAATGTGCAGCATTACGGCATTGGGATTGAGAATGGGAAACTCTTTAATCTGGTGGCACTTACTTGGGAAAGACCGCACCTTCAGGACGGATTCTTCAAGGACTGGCGTGACTTGGCTCACAACGAGGCAGAGGCACCGACAGAGGAGCCAGTAACGCACGCTCCCAATGTAGGGAAAACAAAAAAGGGTAAAGTATCCATTCGCAGAGCTTAGCAGTTGACAACCACAATGGCATGTGTAAGAACACCATCAAGTGATCAAGCTACGCCTATTCCTTAGGGCTGTTTCGGCGGCTCTTTCGGTTTTCAAATATACCAATTTCCATTCCGTTAAGTGGGAGGATGATGACAGGCTTGCCCTTATTCAGTACCTCCGCTCGGAGTCTGGCGAGCGTCTTCGCAGGCTACTTTTGGCTTTTTGCTCCCTTCGGGATGCCAGAGTGTCTCTGGCCGCAGGTGGCAAGTTCGAGGCTGGCAAGGCAGTTGGGTGTAGGGAGATGGTCTCATATCTCGACTACTTGTGCTCCAGCGGGAACGAGAAAGATTCCGAGACAGCCGACAATGGGGACACGGCTGACCTCGGTCATTTAGTCCCCTAAAATTCGGAAAGAAAGGACTCCGTTATGTCCAATGAAGCAATAGCCGAACCAGCGGTTCAATCCGCTGGTGAAGGTCAGGGTCTTGATGCCGAGTTACAGGCTCTAGGCAGACTAGCAGCAGAGGTCGATGGTTTCGCACCGCCCAAGGTCGAGGATCAAGCCCCCCGAAAAACAGGTGGAGTCCCATCTGCGGGTAAGAAGGAATCGGCTGAAAAAGCCGAACAACGCACAGCATCCACAGCGAACTCCGAAGCAAAGGCTGAGAGCGATGACCCAACGACAAGGGAAATAAAATCTCTTGATGTTGGTGAGGATCGTGAACGCAGCCGAAACAGGCTTGGACAACTCTGGGAGCAATTCAACGCAAAACAGCGTGAGTTTGCGGAACAGAGAGCCAAGTGGGAGGCCGAGGTTGAGCAATTAAAATCGGCACCTCCGAAAAATCCGAGGGATGGATACAGCCCCAAGGAGCTAAGGGAGTTTGCAAAAGAGTGGGAAAATGAAGGCAGGGATGACCTTGCAGACGAGGCACGAAAGCGTGCCTCACAGATCGAGGAGGAAGAGGACAGAAATTCACGCCTCAACAAACAGCGTCAGGCTGAGTTTGAGAATCGTGTGAAAACAAACTGGACTAACCTCGTAAAGGAAAACCCAGATTACAATGATCAGGGTTCGGATCTGTATCAGGTCACCATGAACTTCATGCAGCATCAGGATCCCTTGGTTAGGGATTTCCTGAACCGCCATCCAGATGGTTTGGTTTTGGCGAGTGCCCTAGCAAAACTTCAGATTGCTGGGGAGTCCGCTGCGGATGCTGTGAAAGAAGTTGCTCGGTTAAAGGCCGAAAACGAAAAACTAAAATCAAAGTTTTCGCTTGGGTCGTCAAATCCTGTTGCCCCTATGGGCGACAAGAGCATGAAAGACATGAGCACGGCTGAGGCCGAAGCCCATGTCCGTGCAATGGCGATGCAGGCAGATGGCTTGATTTAGTTTTAGAGGTATAAACATATGGCTATGATGACGGTCAGTAACCCAGCTACGCTGGCTGACCAGTTTCAGGCTTTGTTCTCGAAGAAACTTCTGAATGGTGTCGCCGAGACTCTCATTCTGAACAACTACGGAACTAAGTATGATCTTCCCACTAATACTGGGAATAACAGCATCACCATGTTCCAATGGAACACAACTCCCGACGGCACTCAGGTCTCTAACCTGACCGAAGGTACCCCGATCTCCAGCTATCGTGAGGTCGGTCTTCGGAAGGTTAATGTGCCCCTGACGCAGGTCGGTGAAGCCCTCAAAGTGACTGACATCCTTAACTACACGCAACTTTTCAATGCGCTGCAGGAAGGGATCCGTGCTCTCACCTTGGACGCTTCGCTCCATCTGGATACCGTTGTTCGTAATGCGCTGCAGGGCGTGACCACTGCCACTGGCTTGGCCAGCGGCATTTCCGCCGCACGCACCACGGACATCTATGGGGCTACCGTTCCTAAGATCTACGCTGGCACAGCTTCTAGCTTTGCCACGCTGTCGAGCACTTCGTATCTTACTCCTTCTGACCTTCTGGATGCAGCTACGCTCATCCGCTTGGACAAGAATGTGAGCCTGAACGAGGAGTTTACGGCGGTTGTGGATCCCACGGTTGCGGCAGATCTCCTCAAGGACAATACTGTCGTTAACATTGCTTCGTACAACTCCACCAAAACTGGGGTGTCCGATCTTGTTAAAGGCCAGCTCGGTCAAATTTATGGTGTCAATGTGCAACAGCACACCAACTCCTACAAAGAGACCTTGGGCGGCACTGAGGGAACCTTTAGCTCCAGTGGTACTGTTGTCTCGACCTATGTTCTTACTGATGGTGTCTTCGGAACGGTCAACTACGCTGGCCAATCCCCCTACGCTCCTTCTGTCGTGATTGTCGATAAACCCGACAAGTCCGACATCCTCAACCAGAATATCTATGCTGGTTGGAAGGCGCATTGGGCGGTTCAGGTGTTGAACGGAAAGAAGGGTCGCATCATTAAGAGCACGACTCGGGCAATCAATCCGTAAGCCTTTTTAGGCCGTGATCGGGGGTATGTCCCTGCCGATCTAAGAGACCCCGCTTCGGCGGGGTTTCTTATTTACAGATAAGCAAGTAACTGCTAAGCAGATGGTATGCCAGCCTACGAGTATCGGCAGGATGACGGCAGTACTGTTATCAGGGTATTGCCTGTTGATGAGAGGGACTCATATCCGAATCGGATCACAGTACCAAGCAACATATGCTTTGTTGGAACTGCCTATGACCCGACTATCTCTGCAAACAAGATAAGGGAGGGGTATAAAATCATTGAGCAAAGGGGCGGCTACATAAAGACATCCAAGCGTGACTTTGAGCGAGCTTGGGGAAGTCACGACACAAAAACTGTGATGAGGAGCGGAAAAGCAGTAAACACGGTGTGAAAGACGGTAAGCAGCTTGGCGAATTAGCCGAGCTTATGTTTGCGGTGGAAGTGCTTAAAAGAGGGGGAGTTCCGTCAAAACCAGTTGGGGACAGCAGCCCATACGACTGGGTTGTTCATGCGGGTGGGCGTTTCCACAGGGTACAGGTCAAAAGCAGTTGGATGGGTGTCCTGACGAGGACTGGGTGTAGGTCTGTTCGCCGATGCCGTGTAAACATAGCCTCTGGGCACGCCAGCAAGGTCGCATACACAAAGGCAACAATCGATTTTATGGCTATATGGCTAGACCCATTTCAGTCTTGGTACATACAGCCAGCGTCTAAATTCGGGAAAAAGAAGACCCTTCAAGTTAAAAGAGCCGATTGCGAAAGTCCTAGCTGGTCTTTGATGGGCTTGTCATAACTGTACTTGACTGCTAAGAAGCTGGGTTTAGAGTGCCCGAGAGATGCCAAATTTTGTAAAGGGTAGGACTTTCACCTCAACGGAGGAGCTTACAAATACAAAGCTCCATGAGCTTGTTGAGAATGCCAGTCTTGATAATAGTGCGGTAACATCGCTTACCGCATTGGCCGATCCGATTGATGACACGGATCAAATTCCGATTTCAGACACGAGCGCATCCGCCATCAAAAAAGCCGCAGGGTCAAACTTCCTAAGAAAGAATGCGTCCGCTGTTTTTGATGCCCAGAGCACCCGCATATCAAATGTTCCAACTCCAGTAAATAGCGGTGATGCTGTTCCAAAGTCGTATGCCGATGCGATTGCTGTTGCCGCTGGAAATCTTCCGTCAGTAAACCAAACAAACAACGGTGCGATTCTCCGTGTGGTCAACGGAGTTTGGAATGCATCGGCCTCAAATGCAGTAAGCACTGTGCAAATTCAAGATCTTGCAGTTACTGGGGCAAAACTTGAAAATGTCACTGGGCTTACGGCTGGTGTGTACGGATCTTCAACTGCAATCCCTCAGGTAACAGTTGACGCAAAGGGTCGGATTACAGCGGTCACGACACAAAACACCGTAACATTCGACCTTAATCCAAGTCCCGCTGGAACATATGGAGCCTATAACAAGGTTCCTGTAATGGTTGTAAACGCAAAGGGACAGGTAACCAGCGTTACCTTGGCGGACATTATTACTGGGGCGCAGGGCGGATCCACCGACAAGCTGTTCTGGGAAAATGACCAGACCATGACCGCAAACTATACGGTAACCGCTAATCGTAATGCATTTACAGCGGGGCCGATTACCATCAATGCTGGTGTGACCCTGACCATCCCAAGCGGATGCAACTACTCGATCCTTTAATATGCCAATCACAATATCTGGTAACGGAACAATTTCTGGGCTTTCTGTGGGCGGCCTTACCGACTTCACAATTCAGCCCACAGATCTTGCATTCAAGACAATCACAAATGTTCAGCAGGCTGTTGTGGATGTTCCGCTTGCGTATGCAAATGTGGTTCCAAATTATGTTGATCTTGCTGGTATGGCAGTGTCGATTACGCCATCGAATCAAAATAGTAAAATTCTTGTAATGGCAAGTCTGAATACTGGAACTCAAACAAACGGATTTGGATTGATCAATAGGACGATATTTGGGGGGAGTCCTACTGGTGTAGATCTTGGACTCGGAACAGCAACCAGAGTTTCTGGTGATGTAAGCCAGTTAACATCTTTTGCTGACTTATATTCCTACGGAAATTGGTACGGATCTCGTGGGTTTTGTTTTCTTGATAGTCCGCAGACAACTGCTGCGTGCACATACAAAATCAGGATTTCGACATACAGTGCATCCTATCCTGTCTATGTCAATGTCAGCTACCAAAACGCCATTACAAATGGTTATGTCACAAGAAACGCATCAACATTAACCGTGATGGAGGTTACGCAGTGAACTTGTTTAAGGCCATTCTTCATTACGCAAAGGGCGACACAGGCGGTGGATGGGCGTGTGGCGATACATACGAAACCCTCCAGTGGTTTGGAAATAAAAGCAAGCCAACGAAGCAAGACCTTGAAAACGCTTGGAATGAGATCAAGGAACAGGTTGCTTGGGAGCCTATCCGTGAGGAGCGAAACAAACTTCTTCAGGAGTCGGATTGGACTCAACTTCAGGATTCAAGCGCAGACAAGGCTGCTTGGGCTTTATACAGACAAAAACTTCGTGACATTACAACCAACAACAATTCGCCAGAATCAGTTGTCTGGCCTGAAAAACCATGAGCGCAGTAAAATTAACATCAGTACAACTCGGTCAGTCATCGACAACTGCAAACAATTATGTTCTGTCCGTCCCAACCACACCAGACGGAACAATTAAGCTGTCGAAAGGTGTCTTAGGCTCAACCACGACTGATGTTCTGTCCATCAGTGCTTCTGGTGTGGCATCGTTTGCTGCGGTTCCTCAGGTTGGCGGTCTTCCATTTACATCTGGTATCGGGAAGGTGACGCATAACATGTTTAACAACTTTGTTACAATCAACACATCAACATGGGTGTCTACTGGTTTTTCAATAACTGTAAGCCCAGCATCAGCCGCAAGCAAATATCTAATTACAACAAGCCTTTCAGTCGGAGCAAGCGGCGGCAACGAGGGCATGGCGGTCAAACTGTATAGGAATGGAGCACCGATTCTTGTTAATGGCGTTGAAACCCCAAGAGGCATAGCCAACCCGACATATCCGCTGCAAGACAGGGCTTGGTTCAAGGCAACAGCCGCAGAGAGCTATGGCTTTGAGAACGGAACTGCGATGTTTTTGGATACGCCAAATCTAACTGGTACAATAGTCTACACAATTTACGCAAGAGCACATAGTGCATCATATCCTTGCTACATTAACACGGTTGAATCTGGTAATAACAGTGATACAACGACAACCGCAACCTCATCAATAACTGCATTTGAGGTGCTTGGGTCATGACAATTCCATTGGCAATTCTCTCTCTTCGGCCTGCCGCCGAGTTTGTTATGTATGGAGACGAACTTGTTTGGCTTGATAAGAAACAATCCCAGCCATCGGATGACGAGATCAAGGCAGAGCTAAAAAGGCTAATTGAGGCACAGCCAGACAAAGACGCAAAGGCAGGAAGACTGGAGGCGATGAGGAATGAGGCCGACCCAATTTTCTTTAAGTACCAAAGGGGTGAGGCCACAAAGGAAGAATGGGTTGCCAAAATTGATGATATTAGGAAAAGATTCCCATACAGCACGGATAAATAGTAACGGAAAAATCATATGCCTATATCAATCGACGGAACGAATGGATTAACATTTGCAGACGGAACGACCCAGACAACTGAGGGTCTTACTGGATATCGTAATAGAATTGTCAATGGTGATATGCGCATTGCGCAGCGTGGAACATCTTTTACCAATGCAAGTTCTGGGCAGTACTGCTGCGACAAATTCAGATATCGTGGTAACAATGCTGCCAATCTAAAGCTAAGCAGAGAGACAGATGCCCCGACTAGTACTGGAATTATTTACAGCCAAAGAGTTACAGTAAACACGCCTCAGGCGACAATTTCTGCTGGCGAGCATGCAAGCATCTGTACATCAGTTGAGGGGTGGAACATTCAGGATCTCTTTAATACTCCCTTTACTCTGTCATTCTGGGTTCGGTCTTCAAAGCTCGGGAAGCATTGCGTTGGGTTTAGGAATGGAAATCAAACACGATCCTATATTACTGAGTATACAATCAACTCAGTAAATACTTGGGAGAAAAAGGTAATTACTCTTACCAGCGGATTGCCAACAAACTCTGGCACATGGAATACCATCAACGGAGAAGGTGTTCAGGTTACATGGAACTTGGCCAGTGGGACAAATTATCAAACCACCGCTGGTAGCTGGACTACTGGATCATTTCTCTCCACATCGAGTCAGCAAAATGTTCTTGATGCCACAGGAAATATATTTGCAATTACTGGGTGCCAGCTAGAGGCTGGATTGTCGGCATCAAAGTTCGAGCGGAGAATGTATGGAACAGAGCTGAATCTTTGTCAGCGGTATTTCCAGAAAACATATGACCAGTTCCCAGTTGACGGCAGCGGAAACGCATTAAACGCTGTTGGCGGATTGACAACTGCGGGTCTTGCAAATGTTGCAATTAACGCAACAAGCGGAACAAACTATACCCAGATAAATCTGCAAACCCCTATGCGTGCGGCACCAACAATCAAACTGTACGATGGGAACGGAAACGCAAATGCATTGAGTAAATTCCAGACTGGGCAATGGTTCCATAACATCACAGCGGGTCTTGCCGCAACAAACATAGGCGAAAGCAGCTTTGCGATTTCATATACTGGAAACTCATTCCAAAACACTGAAATGGGATTGCCGCACGGAGTCCATTATACTGCCGATGCGGATTTTTAGGCATGACTCTTGAGCAAATTGCCAATCAGGTATGCGTAAAAACGCACGACACATCATCTGGGGCACTTAACGCAGCAAAGACATTCTGCAAAAACAGATACCAGATGATCTGGGATAGCCAACTATGGAACAACACTCAGGCTATTGTTACTCAGTCCATTTTGGCTGGGACAACCGATGTTACGATTGCGGATTCAAGCATGGACTTTCCTGTTGCCGTTAAACTTGATTCAACTCCAATCCCTCCATCGAACTTTGGAACCGCATTTACGCTTGACCCGAATTCCTTTACAGGGACAGGGAATACAACCTCCTTCGTGATCCTGCCAGAGACAAATGCTGGAAACATACAAATCAAGCTGCTGAATGGATCCAAGGATGCGGCGACCCTTTCGATCCTGTGCAAGACAAAATGCAGGGTGGTTAACAATGGTGTCTCATACTATAGGTCGCTTGAACAGGATGCCGACACAACCGTTCTGATCGCCGCAGATCAAGCTCTTCTTGCGCTGGTTGAGGCCGATATGCTCGAATATAAGCAGTCCTATCAAAAAGCTCAGGCAAAACAGGCCGAGGCTTTGACGCTTCTTTCGCTTGCACGAAATGTCGAGAGAGCGCAAAGCGCATCAAGATTTCAGATTTCCGCAGAGTATGGGGGCGAATGGTCTCGTGATGATTTTGAGACTGGAACATCACCACTGACTTTTTCATGATCCATGCCAACGCTATTCGACGAAACGCTTGATACGCCTCTTGCGTATGACGGCCAAAGACAATTTGATGGTGGGCTAAACTCATTTGATCAGGCAAGGATTCTTCCTCCGAACCAGTGCACGGACTTTCTAAACATAGATCTTGAGCAGGCTGGCATAGCAAAAACACGGCAGGGGCTTGTTCGTGCCCCATACTCTGGGTTTACAAGCTATATTCGTGGGCTGGCAACATACCGAAGTCTTACTGTTGCTCCGCAGTTGGTGGCATTTGTCGGTGGGGAACTTAGGTACTTATCGAGCTGGAGTTCTGGGTTCCAAACTGGAGCATCATCAGTTTTTTCTGGTGGCAATATAAGTACTGCAAGCGTCTCGGATAAACTCTACTTTATTGACGGAACATCAAGCGGATCCCTGAAATACTGGAATGGGTCTTCCGTGCTCGAGGTTCCTACAACATCAGCTTCTGCAAGTATATTTAATGTGGTTGTCAATAGCGGTGTAGTAACAATTAGCACGCTGTCTCCTCATGGGTTTGTTGTTGGGGCTAATATAAAAATATCTGACCTTCCATCGCCATTTGCGCAGTATAACGGTTATTTCACTGTTACGGAAGTTGTTAACACTACAACTCTAAAATATACAAGCGGAACAGATACTGTCGCATCTGCTGGAGTTAACGCTGGGAAGGTGGATCATGCATACCTATGTCCGCTTGGGTTGACACATCTTATCGTATCTCGTGGAAGATTGTTTGCTGTAAGGCAGTCAGATCCAGACGCACTGCTTGTGAGTGACTTTCTCACACCGAATTTTGATACACTTACAAACTCAATAAGGATTGGTGGCGACGGATCCCCAATCACCGCAATCGTTGAATGGACTGGAGACAGAATAGCGGTCTTCAAGGAAAGCAGGGTGTTCATTGTAAGCGGAATAACTCAAACAACTGCATCTCAATTTCAAATCGAAACAGTGGAAAACCAAAATGGGGCATTGGGACAAAAGGCCGCAATAAGAATAGGTGCCGACATAGCTTTTGTTTCTCGTGACGGAATAAGAATGCTTACCAGAACCTTACAGGGACAGGAGCAAGCCGTTTCTGCTCCTGTGTCGCTCCCAGTGGACGACCTGTTCTCGACCATAGATATCTCAAAGCCTGAAGAAATGTGCGCATCCTATCATGAGAATACGGCCATATTCTCGGCAAAGACTGTTAGCGGTGGTCAAATTACGCTTGCGTATGACACATCCAATAAATGCTGGCTTGGAGAATGGTCTGGACAGTTTTATCCGACATGCGCAGTTCAGGCTACAAATGGAATTACTCTTCCAAGCACTGTTGCGCAAACCGCCTTGTTCACTGGCCTTGTAATTGGTGATAGGACAGGAAGGATATACCTATGGAGGAAGGGGCATAACTTTGGTGGAACAAAAGCGCAAACATATGCGGATGACTACACATCCGCCAACGATTCTCTTACACCATATCCAACCAGAATTGCGACGAGGGCATTTACATTTCAGGAGGCTGGAAGCAACAAGCTGGGAAATAAGCTAGAAGTTGAATTTACAGAGTCGGAAGCTGAGGTTTCCATAGAAATTAAAATGGATAACGGTAGCTGGGTTTCGATTGTTTCGAGCCTTGTTACATCAGCAAGATCTCTTTTTCTTCCATTCTATTTGCCGCAATACCTTAGCGGATATCCAGCCGTTAAGGCCAGTGGAAGCACAATCATAGACCAGCCAGTGTTCCGTGAGGTAATTGTGAGGGTATCATCACTGTCGAAATACATGGCTGTAAGGGGAGTCTCTATATCTGGATTTATACAGCCGTACCTTGTAACTTGACATAAAACAACTGCTAGGCATAAGTAAGCATATATGGGAGGAGGAGGAGGAGGAGGCTCACCGCCACCTGATCCGTATGCTCAAGACAGAGCGGATCAGGCAAGGCGGCGTGCTGAATACGAAAAAGAAAGGCAAGAGGTGTATATTCCTCGCACCAAGGAAATGCTTGCCAGTAGGGATGATGAAATCAATCGGTGGTATAAGCTAATCAACCAGTATTATCGTGATACAAATCAGCTTAGAAGTACGCCAGTTACAGACTACTCTGTACCAGACGATAAAAAGAATCTGTAAGTGTTTGACGAAGATATAGATAAAATTGAGGAATACATAAGGGCTAATTACAGTCCATCACTATCATGGGGGG